TTGAGGCTGCTTGGCGTGCGTGGGAATCGGACGCCCTTCGTGTTATTGGGTTGAACCTGAGCAACGGTAACCAGGATATCGCTAAGATGTTCGCGGATAACATGGGTGCTATGGGGGCAGACGTAGAGATAGATCTACGCCAGCAGTTGCGCAGCAACAACGGCTTTGTTCTTGACCCCGCCACGGGACAAGGCATCCTGTTTGAGCCGATGACTGTTAGCATGCTGCTTGACAGTTTCAACACCATTGATATCGCTGAGATATACAGGTTCTTTGCGGCTCACGGAGTGTACGACGATGCGATTAAAAGCAGCCTACCCGTTATCCGCTACAATACACGTAACGCATTAATTAACGCTTTTAACACAGTCCAAACACTGTTCCGGTCTAACGTTCTGTTGCGTCTTGGGTACATCCCGAAGAACAGTATCGGTGAGCCATGGCTCGCTAGCCTTATCTCGCACGGGACCATCATACCTGAAGAAGGCTTGTTCGATGCCGCCAAGAGTTTCCTAAAAAACCGCAAGCAAGACACGGATACAATAATCCAGGCCCTTAAAGAACGCGGCATAGAAGTTAAAGACCTTGAGCAAGAACTCAAGGACGCTATGACGGAGTACAGCCAATTAAGCAAGCAGTTGGCTGTACTTAATGCGGAACTAGAGAACCTGCAGAAGGGTATCTCAAACCCTGTTTTCGATCAGAAGCAGTTAAGCGATCTTTACATAAACGTGCAGGCACGCCTGAAGACCTTAGAGGATTACTTCAGGATCATGATGGAGCCTGACGAGGACATTCCGTTTGAGCAAGTAATACCAGGGTTGACTGAAAAGCAACTCATGGATATTCATGAACTTTACTCCGCTCTTGTCGGTGACAACCCGGCCTACCTTCCGGTGCTGCTAACTAGGCGCGAAGAGATTCACGCCGCTGCCCGTGATCGTACACGCACCCCGATGAAAGACGTTGACCTTGAGTTAGAGGAAAACGCACGCACGATTGAGGACCTGCAACAGGAGTGGACTGGTCAATCAGAGAACCTTCCTGAGATTGCTGCGGGTTCGTGGGACGGGCAAAAGACCATCATCACTTTTAAAGATGGTAGCACGGCAGTTTACCGGGGCGACCAGGAGATGATGTTCCGTACCTACCCGAAGGAGCCGTCTTCTCGCCAGAGGGCTTCTGGACCTCCGCCCCCTCGCACGACACCAGGCTACACTCTTGCTAACCCTAACGCTGTTATTGAAAGTATTAAGAGCAACGTGGAGCGTGCCATCGAAGATGCGTTCTACGGGCCGATTCAAGAAAACATGCAGTCGCAGTTGGACCGGCTTGTCGCCTATTTCGATCAGGTAGGCCCTGACGATTACGTGACCGTGTACAAGGTAACCCCCAGCGGTCGGAGGATGGTTGAGCCGGGTGATCGCGTTCACTTGTTTGAGGACCAGGCTAGGGTTTACGCTGACGGTTACGTAGTAGTGCCGATTCAGGTTCGCGCCAAAGACTTGTACACGGGGAAAGTGGACTACGTTGGTCCGCAAAGCGCGGGAGCGGTTGACAACTGGGCGTGGCACCCGCAGTACCGTGACTCCAGCATTAAGAGCATTGAGGTCGGTGGTGCCACCTCAGAGGCGGATCGTCTTGCTGGCGCGGCTCAACTGCGTGACGCTAGAGGGAACCGTTTCCTTACGGCTTTGCAGGCTAAGTTGGCTGAGCGTGATGAACTCCTGGCTAGGCGTGAGCAGTTACTGCTTGAGTCGGAAGGGGTTGACGAGTACGCTGGCATGACACTGAATGAGCGTGCTGAACTTCGTGAAATCGAAGACAAGTTGCGGTACTTTGAGAACTTCCGCCCTGACGATTTCAACAGGGGCATACCGGATAACAACCCCGGGACGGTTAACGACACGTCCACTCTCAGTGGTGTGGCTTACCCGAATTGGACTCCTCAACAGCAGCCACGCTTCTTTGAGGTGAACGCTAACGTTGAACTTTTAGATGAGGTTACGCCCGGTGAGGGTGCGGACCTGGATATCGCTGAACTGGCGATTTCTCTCCACAAGATTTACGTTGAGGACGTGCGGGACACGCGGACTCTCACAAAACGACCCGACGAGTTCCATGAGTTCTCCATGCAGGACAACACACGCCAGATGTGGAATAAGCAGCGGATGAACCCGGAGGACCAACTGGGTTCACAGCGGCTAAATGGTACTCGCACTCCTGCTGGGCGCAGCACCAGTTTTAGTCAGGGTGACCTGGTTGGTGCTCAACTTGCCGTAGCCTATAATCTTATTCGCTCAGGACAACGGAACCTACCAGAAATCTTGGTAGCCGCTGTGCAGAAGGCGAAGAGACTAAAATACTCCTGGGAAGAAATGACTCCTGATGCTCGCAGGGAGTTAATGGACGGAATTGAAGCAGATATCGCTGCGGCTGGCGGTGCCCTAGAGGATGCCCAGTACTCCAAACTGTCTGACCTGGTAGGCTCAAACCAGTTGTGGGATTGGGAAGGCTTCGACCCAGGCTTCCAACTCAATCCGGCATGGATTGATGCTTCCGGTGTGTATGGCATTATTGAGCAGTTGGATCGGTTTGCTGATACTGCGATGCTCGCTAGGAACCTGGTCGATGCTCTTGAGGGCACCCGGCTTGCCCCTCCCCCGGGGAGGGCTAGGAGCGCGAACGGCATCTTCTCCACAAACCAGGCCCTTGAGTACCTTGCTCTCCTGCACCAGAAGCAAATCGTCCGGGACTTGGATCGCGACTCAGGGAATGACCCTGAGGAGTTTATTTCCGTGTGGCGCACAGGTGATGAGCGCAACAACATGGGTGTCGTCGCTGTCACTACGGAACCTGGTGGAATTGATGAGTTCGGTGGGGCTAAGTTACAGCCAGCGGACACGGAGACTCCCGGTGAACTTGTAGAGTATAAGGTTCGGCGCGACAAGGTATTGTTCGACGCTCAGGAAACCAAGGCATACGACAGGTACGGTGACGGTCTGGCTGAAGTAGGTGTTGACACTGAGGGCGAGGCGGAGTTGGGTGTTTCCATGGAGGACCTTATTCCGGTGAGGGGTTACCGTCTGCAAGCCCGTGTCGTCCCGCAGGACACGTTTGATGTTCCCGGGTGGGAGTTTAAAAACCCCAACCCTGATGATGCTTTTGATGTTGTTCTTATTGGCAACGTGAAAGAGATTGATGCGCGTAAGCAGGTTCGCTTTGACGACCGTTTGGGTCGCGTGCAACAGCACGCTGAGGTGCCCAGTGCTGGTGTCCCTGCCTTTGGTCGCAAGGTTTACTACAAAGATCCAGATAAGGGTGCCTCCTATGTCAGGATTGCTGATATTCTAGCGGACGACTTGTCTATGTATGCCGCTGCTCAGTCGGTAAAGACTCCTCAGGAGTTAATAGATATACTTAGAGGTTACCCTGAGGTTAGTTCCATGGACGGGCAACTGGTTGAGCGTGACTTGTTTGAATGGTTTGAGCAGATAGACGAGCATATTGAGGACGCTGTTGATCGGGCTGATGTTCAGTGGGGCCAGGTCGAATCGGGTGACGCAACCATGGGCGAGTGGGTTGACGCGGTGTTCCAGTCTTTCTGGCGGTTACGCAAGGAAACTGTTGATCGTGACATACCTGACGTAAGGGACGGTTACGCGGACCCTGACTCTCCATGGTTCAGTGTTGACCCGCAGAGTATTGTGGTGCGTCGGGTGGAGGTAGGCTCCGCGGGGGAGCGGGCAGCGCGAGAAGGGTTCAGGCCATACCGGGGTGTTGGTCAAGAGGATGGCCCGGTGGAAGGCTCCGACATGGCTGCATGGCGACATGGACCTGAAGAAGAAAACCTCCCTGGTTCCGCACCCCGCGATTTTTTGGTGTTCCCGTATGACGTTGGCATGTCTAAGGGCGTTAAGGTTACGGCTGAGGCTCCTGAGTTTGCTCAGTTCCGGCAAGACCTGGCTGAGATTCGTAGAGAGTTGCAGGTTAGTGTCAACAATGATATTAAAACTAACGTTATTGATAAAGAAGCGTTGAGCGAACTGCTGGAGAGGAACAGGGAACTCCAGGCTAGACTGCGTGAAAAGTTAGGCCAGAAACGCGGTAAAGGTAGGAAGTATTACGGAAGCGGTCAGAAGAGCACCACGTTGATGATCGGTACCCAGCCGGTAACGGTGCAGGGAATGTTGTCTGACGTTGCTGACACTGGTAAGTACCGTGCTCCAACTTCCGCTGATGAGACTGCGCGAGCGACCTACGACATGACGCAGAGCCGGGGTCGTCCCGGCAAGACTTCGTACCGCGCTAAAGACCGGCCTAACATTAACCGCGGTAACCTCGCTGAGGATGTTGACGCTCAGCGTTTGCGCACTATTGGTGTAGCAACGGACGCTCGCCCGTTGAGGGCCGACGACCCGACCACGTATACTCAGTACTGGAAGGCACTAACTTACCTAATTAACGCGCACCTCCGCAAAGACCCGCTGGTGAAGTTAATCCTTCAGGGAAAGAGCGTTAAAGAATTAAAGAGTTGGCTGCGAAGCGATGACGGTAAAAGGCACCAGAAGGCTATCGGTCGCAACCTGCTTGAAGTAACAACTGAGTCTGCTCCTGCTCGCGCTTTAAACTCTGACGGCACCGTAAACATTATTCTTAGTGAAAGCAGCGGTATTGAGGACCTGGTAAGGATCGTTAACAGTTACATTCCTGACCGGGTGGTCGCTAAAATGCTGGCAGACGGAGAGATGGACTTTTCCGCTGGTGAGATTCAGGCCATGCTTGGTGGCAGGACAGACTTGCGTGAGATATCAATGCAGCGTTCCAATTGGGGCGATCAAAAAACTGCTCAAGGCGTAATGAACAAGACCGTTAACTGGGCTTGGCAACTGGCTCAAGCCACACCGGAGACTCGCTTGTCTCGCTGGCCTTGGTTCGTTCGGGAAAGCAACGCTAGGTTCTTGGAGAAACTGGCGAACTTGCGTTCGCAGGGCGTTGAGATTATTGACGCTGATGATTTTGCTAAGACGCAGAAGGCTGCTCAGCGTGAGGCTCTTGCTGAACTTGAGAAGACGTTTTACAACATTCGTCGTTACAATCAGGCAGTGTACACTAGCCGGTTCCTGACCACGTTCCCGGGTGCGACGGCTAACGCTGTCTACCGTTACGGTCGGTTCTTCTACAATGAACCGGGTCGCATGCAAGCGTTGTCTAACACGATAGCAAACGTCGCTCAAGGGGATTTAAATAACGCGAACAACTTGTTTGGTGAGAACATTCTTGGTGCCTCTGTCATTGGCGTGGACCAGGACGGCAACGAAGTAGAAAACGTTAATGACGCGGTTTACTTTGCCTTCCCGTGGTGGGTGTCTGACAACAGCCCGAAAGGTATTAAGTTCCCGATTGACTCTCTTGCTACTCTGATTGTCGATTCGCCTGGAATGTCCTATCTGGTTAATATGTCCTATGCTGTTATTATGAACCAAAAGCCCGATTTGGATTCGTGGCTTGCGGATAACGTGCCAGGTGCTCAAGAGTTGCAGCAGGAGTACTTCCCATTCGGTGTGACAAACAACCCAATAGGCCAGTTGTTTGGCGCGTACCAGAAAGACCTATGGAGCGGCTTAACAAGCGACGAGAGGTTCATTAAGACCTCAATCTACATGCACATGAATAACCTAGCCAACTGGGAAAAAGGTGGTCAGGAAGGCCCCAAGCCAACGCAGGAGCAGGCCGCTAAGGATGCTAGGGCTTGGTTCCTTGGCCCGCTTGTAGCGTTCTTCGGACAAAACCCGTTGAACGCCGGGTTAGGCAAATCTCTCGCTAAGTTTAGTTCTCCAGTGTCGGTGTCAAATAAGCCACCTGGTCAAATTTACCGGGACGCATGGTACCAGCACAGAGAAAAATATCCAAACGATACCGCTACAGCCCGTGAAACTTTCGTAAACCAATACGGAGATTGGGCCGAATGGTACACCTACGGAACCAGCGACTACACTGCGTACATTCCCTCCACCGTAGAGGCTTACACAGCCATCTACAAGGACGGGTCTGACTTGGTTCCTGAGATACTTAAAGACCTGCGTAAGGACGAATTGTTCGACATGATTACCGTGTTGACTTTTGGAACTGCAGGCGAGTACGACCAGGCGGTAAACAACTACCTAAAGAACGAGCCTCTTCCTGGCGATGATGAGAACGTGAAGAACCTACTGACGACTGCTGAGTTTGAGGCGCAAGTTGAGGTGTCTCGCGGGTGGGACGTTTACAACAAAATCAAGATCGAACTAGACGCAAACATTGAGCGTCTGCGGGAACTTCGTGACGAGGCCGGTACTCAAGAGGGTAAAGACGGTTACCGTCAGCAGATTAAAGAGCAGCAGGTAGCGTTTAGGAACTGGTGGGAGAACGACGGACCACTGGCAGATAACGGACCGTGGCAGACCTCAAAGGCTAATCGTTCCATACGTAGCGCAGGTACGGTAACTAGCATAATCCTTAAGGCTTCTAAAGACGAGAAGTTTATGGAGAAGCGTAAGGGTACCCAGTTGTGGGATAGGTTTATCCAATTTGCTGAGTGGGAGAAGCAAACATGGTCAACCTACAATGGGCTTGACAGCGACCAGAAGGCGGACTTCCGTTCTCAGGTACGCGAGATTTACGATGAAACTTACAGGTGGTACTTCCCTGAGATTAACGGCATTTGGGACAGGTACTATCAGACACGTTGGAACCCAGCAGACGAAGGCGCGGAGGAAGAGTAATGGTTCAACCCGCTGAAAAAGGTACCCCAAATTCAGACCCAGCAAATGCACCAGACGAGCCTCGCAGTCCTTTACCTCAGGTAGAGGAAAGTGGGGACGCGGCTAAGCCGGGTAATAAGGTTAGCCCAGGCACAAACACGACCCCGGTTCTTTTAAAGGGTGGGCTTCAAAGCAAGGGAGCGGCTGACCGTTTAGAGTCCGGCATGCGGTACGGTTACGAGGGCGGTTTCATCGGGAACCAGATTCCTTTTAACGAGGCGGTAGGTTACGCTAGTTTGTTGCGGGGTAACGCTACAAGTCCCCTTGCTACTGCTGAGGACATTAAGTTGTATGAGGATTTCCTGACCGATCTTCGTCGCTACACTAATAGTGAACTGGGTACCGATGGTGGCGTAATGACCGCTTGGACTGACTTGCTTAAGACCGCTCAGCGTGCCGGTGTCCCAGCATTGATGCTGCTTGCTCGTGGAACTTTCGATGAAGGTGGCGATAGCGGGGGTAGCGGTAGTCGTAGCAAGTACGGGACTACTGCTCAGGCTCTTTACGCGAATCAGGCGGATGTGCGCGTTCTGGCTAACACTCTCGCTGATAACCTTATCGGTCGCAACGTAACCGATAAAGAGTTCAAGAAGATTTACTCAGACTTCCGCAAAGAAGAAGGAAAGAGTCCTACGGTTACAACTACATCACCAGGCGGCAGCGTTACGCAGCAGGGTGTCACGAACGCTGAGCGTCAAGAAATTCTTGAAGAACTTTTAATGGAGACACCCGACTTCGCTGCTTACCAGGGTGGCGCAGGAATGATTGATAGGATGCGCGATATCAACAGGGAGTCCTTAAGTGCCGCTAGGGAGGCTGGCGCACTATGATGACTAAAGAGGAACGCAAAGAGTACAAGGCTATTTGGGCGAAGCAACTTGGCCGGTTGGCGGCGGAGGACCCTGTTTTTGCTGCAAAACTTCAAAGTGTTCGTAATCGTTTAAATAAGAAAAACGAAGACACGTTTGAGAGCATTGACGAGTATAATGATACTCTAAAGCAGATCATGGATACTGACCCGTACTGGACGGGACTGGATGCTAAGTACCGTACTCGCCTGATGCTTGAGGCTGACGTTAGGACCGAAGGCACCTTTATTGCTGGTGTCGATACTACGCGCAGCATGTTGGAGTACGAAGCCACTCGCATGGGCTTCACTTTGTCGCAGGAACAAATTGCTGACATGTCACGTCAAGCGTTCCTTGAGGACTGGGAAGCAACTGAGGTGCGTGAGCATCTGCTTCCTTTGGCTGAGTTGGTCCTGGGTGAAGGTAACGTGGGCGGCGACCTGGGTAAGTTTGCCACCCAGTTAAAGGACTGGTCTAACCTAAACGGCATTAATATGTCGCAGACCGCCATTGACCAGTACGTTTACGCACTTACTGCTGGTGAGAAGCAAATGGATCAAGTGAAACAAGAGATTCGTAACATGTACATGGCGGGTAAGTACCCCGGGTGGTCTGACCCTATCGGCAACGGTAAGGACATTAACACCCTGGCGGACCCGTATCGTGGCTTGACCGAAAAGATGCTGGGCAAACCGGACATGAGCGTAGACGATCCTACTATGCAGCGTATCATGTCGGTGCAGAACGCGGACGGCACGTTCCGTGCTCGCACTCTTCATGAAGCGGAGAAGGAGATACGCCAGTTGGATGAGTGGCAGTACAGTCCTGATGGTCGGGAAACCTACGTTTCCGCTGCTAATACTATCGCTAAACTGTTTGGATACGCATAATGAGTGCAGCACATGAACAGTACATCAGGAACCTACAAGGGTCCATCGCTCGTCACCAGCGGATGGTGGACGTTAACCACCCAGCAGCGGCTCAGGCTCAAGGAATTGTCAATCGTTTAACTGCGGACCTTGCTGCTGCTTTGACGGTCCGTGGTGGAGGTGGTGGTGGTAACCAGACTACTACAGCAGCCGCTCCTACGGGTCCTGACCCAGATACAGTACGTAAAAACAAGGCTGCTAGGGCTTTTTTGCAGGACATGTTTTCGTCCTGGGGTGGCATGGAGGATTTGATCGGGGAGATTGACCGACTGGTTCGGGACTACGGTAACCAGCCTGAAGTGTTGACTGCTGAGGTGCGTACCCTTGAGCCGTACAAGAAACGCTTTGTTGGTTTTATTCGTTTGCGTGAACAAGGAGTAACGGATATTCGCAACGAAACCGAATATTTAAATCTTGAGCGGGATTACCGGCAGGTGTTTCGTGAAGCAGGGATGCGCGACTTTTTAGGCACGGATGGTACGCAAGTACAGTTTGATTCTATCGCTGAACTGGTTGCTGACTACAGTGTTAGCGTAAACGAGGTTAAGGCTCGCATCGGTGATGCCGCTCGCTTAGTTTCCAGCCCGGATAACCTTGAGGCCGCTGCTCTACGTGATTACTACGGTATTGACACGACAACGTTGACAGAGTACGTTCTTGACCCTGATCGCACTATGGCTAGGGTTAATGAGATTGCTAACACTGCGTTGATAGGTGCTCAGGCTGCACGACAAGAATTAAACATTAACGAGACTACCGCTAGTCGCATGGCTGATATTGCAGGTGCGGGTGACTTGCTCCCCGGTCAGTATCAACAAACTATTGATGGCGCGGTAGAACTGCGGGACGAGGTTTCTCGCCTCGCAGATATCGAAGGCAGTGAACTAACTGACAGTGAGGCTTTGCTGGCTAGCGCGAACCTAGACCAGTCCGCTTCAAAAAAGGTTCGGGGATTAAGGTCCCGCGAGCGAGCACGTTTCGGCGGAAGGTCGGGGGTAACCTCTAGCACCTTAAGCCGCACCAGTGGTTATTAACCGCTAGGGCGAGAATTGGATAGACCCTGATTTAAAACCCCACGAGGGTAGGTCAGGGTACGTGGGTTCGACTCCCACCTCGTCCACACCGACTAGGACCCACCGGCCCCTAGCGAGTATCAGCCCGGTAGTCAGAGCCAACGGCACTCCCCCAAGTGCTTGTTGTGGCTGGCGATTCATATAGAAGAGATAGGGAGAAACACCGTGTCAGAAAATGACGAGTTCGATATTGACAACCTGGGTGACGATCTAGGTACAGATGTTGTTCGACAATTGCGCAAGGCTTACAAGGCTAAGCAAAAAGAGATTGAGCAACTTCGCAAGCAGGTTGAAGAATTTTCAACCGCTAATCGGAATAGTGTCATTGAGGGCACATTGACCGCGAACGGCTTGGATGCTCGCATGTCGAAGTTCATGCCTAACGAGGTAGTAACTACTGAGGATGTTAATGCGTGGATTAATGAAAACGCTGACATTCTTGGAATTAGTGCGGGCAGTCCTCAGGAATCTTCTGAGGAAGTCCAGGCCGCCAGTCGAATGGCTGACATGACCTCACATACTCCTGCCGCTAGCGCGGGAGACATTATGAGCCGCATAGAAGCGGCTGGTTCTCAAGAGGAACTAAACGAGGTACTGTTCGGCAATCCGAATGGTCCGGTTAAATAAACCAATCACTACTAAACCCTTTAAGGGGGTGAATCGCAAAAATGGCTGATAATTTTATCGACTCCGCAACTAACTCCGGTGCGTCCATCAAGACGCCGCCGACGGTTAGTAGCACACTCGCAGCAGGTGGAACGGGCACAGGCTTTGACGACTTGGTTGCGCGTGCATATGACAAGATGGTTGATTTCCAGTTGAGGTCCCAGGTTGTATTCCGGGACCTAGCGGATAAGCGTCCGGTACAGCAGGCTATGCCTGGTTACGCTGTGACGTTTTCGCTGTACAACGACCTCGCTAAGGCCACGACTCCTCTTGCTGAGGTGACTGACCTTGACGCGGCTGCTCTGGATGACGTTGACCAGGTGAGTGTTGTGCTCAAAGAGTACGGCAACGTTGTCGTTAACACCCGGTACGTGCAGGAGACTGCATTTGCAGACGTGGACCCGGCAATCGGGAACATCATCGCGTTCAACATGATCGACAGCCTTGACTCGGTTGTGTCTGCGGTTCTGAACGGCGCATCTGCCGGACAGACCGAAGACCTTGACGGTGCAACTTTTGGTGGCACCAACATCCGTAAGGCAGTTGCTAAGTTGCGTGGCGACAATGTGGTTCCGCGCCAAGGCCAACTCTACGCGGCTTACATGCACCCGGACGTTGCGTTTGATCTTCGCAGCGAAACCGGCGCGTTGTCCTTTGAGGACATTCGCAAGCACACGGAGCCTAACGTCGGGGCCATCCTTGACCAGACCACGGGCGTTTACGGTGGCACTTACGTCATCGAAACATCCCGCGCTCCTGTAGCAACTGCTACTGCTACCGGCGGCGAAGACGAGTACAGCACGTTCATCGTGGGCCAGCAGGCTCTCGCTGAGGCGTGCGCCGTTGAGCCGTCCGTGAAACTCGGTCCGGTTGTGGATCGACTTTCTCGTTTCCGTCCGGTAGGCTGGTATTCAGTTTGCGGCTGGGCATTGTATCGCACAGAAGCGATGCGCAAGATCACTTCGGGTTCAACGATTGGTGTCAACCCAACCTAAACCCTAAGTATAACACACAGGAGGGGTCGGCTCTGGTCGGCCCCTCCTGCGTTATGGAGATTTAGTGAAGATTCTTAGCACTCCCAAAATTACTGAAAAGTACGCGACTGACGCTTTATTTGGTGTGTTCGTTACTACCGAAACTCCTAAGACTCTATTAATCGAAAGTGGCTCTGGGTCACTGGTTTCATTCCCGTCTGCTGAGCGACTTCGACTCGCGGACTCTTATTACCTGGGTGGTCATCGTCACGAGTTGACGGATGCGCAGGTAACAGAAATTACTTCTGCAGGATTTAGTGCCTACATTGAGGACGTTTAGACAATGAGTAAATGCAGGACTGGTTGCCCTACCCAGGATTGTGGGTCGTGGGGGGCTTGCGCCCGTAACGCTAACTTCCGTTACGCGGGTAATTGGGCTGCAACGGTTAACCGGGATTTAAAGAGTTACGCTCGCGCTAAGAGCATGGGATTGCAGCCAGCGAAGAGCACCCACGAAGCGTCGATGGCGGCGATTAAGGCGGCTGGAGCATGAGCACTACCCTGGGTAACGTGGTTGATTCCACTCTCTTGTACTTGTCTGGCTTCACTAACCAGCAGGATCAGTCCACGTATCTTCTGGGCGGTTTAAACACTACTGACTTGACGGCTTCGATTAACGACGCATCAGGTATTTCTCGTGGTGTTGTTGAGATTGGCTACGAAATTATCCAGGTAGACAATGTTGACCGCGCTTCGCAGGCTATGACTATCCCTCCATACGGTCGTGGTTTTCGTGGCACGGACGCTGCCACGCACTCTGCTGGTACGCGAGTGGTTTCCTCCCCTCAGTTTCCTAGGTTCAGTGTTCGTCAGGCCGTGAACGACAGCATCAGTGCCGTTTACCCCGACTTGTTTGCTATTACTGACGAGTTCCTTACGGCTGACCCAACTAAAGTAAACTTTACTTTGACTAACACAAACGCACGTCACGTTCTTCGCGTGGCGGGTAAGCAGGTTGGTCCTTCTCTTGAGTTTGTTCCTATCCGTAAGTACGAACTTCGACCGTACACGTCAGGTGGTCCGGCTTTGAGCCTGTACGAGCAGCCGGTACCAGGGCAGCAGATTCATGTGCGCACGGCTGGTCCCCCGCAGCCATTGTCGGCAGACACTGATTTGTTTAGTGCTACCGGTTTACCAGATAGTGCGATTGATGTTGTGCGTCTTGGTGCTGCGTACCGTATGGTGCCGTACCTTGAAACACCACTGGTTAGTGGATTGAGTGCAACCGCTGATCTTGCGGCGAACATGCGTCCTATTGGCGCGGGTGAACGCCTTGGTAAGTACCTGCTGGGTTTGTATCGGACTCGCCTTGAAGAGGTCCGTCGTCAGCAGCAGGCTGAGAATCCGATCCGCGCACATTACGAGAGGTAGACATGGCGCAGACACGTTTTTATTCATCGACGGCGAGAAAGACAACGCTCGTCAGTGGCATTAACTCAACAGACACGTCTATCACTGTGGCGTTGGCTTCGGGTTACCCAACCAGTTACCCCTTTACGGTCATTATTGACAAGGACACGGTTGATGAGGAACTCGTTGAATGTACCAACGTCTCCGGCACTATCCTCACGATCACTCGTGGCGTTGATTCCACCACTGCCGTCGCCCACTCTGCGGGCGCACAGGTAGAGCACGGTTTTAGCGGTCGTGATTTTCGTGAGTCCCGCCAACACGAGGACTCAACGAACAGCGTCCACGGCATCGCTATTTCATCTAATGTTGTTGGTGAGACTGAGACTCAGACGCTAACGAACAAGACAATTACTTCTGCTACTCTGGGTGGTGACCTCGCTGCCGGTACGAATAAGATCACCGGACTTGGTGATCCGGTTTCAGCGCAGGATGCGGCGACTAAGAATTACACGGACACCGCTGCTACTAGCCAGGTCGCACAGGCGACCACTCAGGCCACGAACGCTGCCACTTCCGCTACTGCGGCTGCGACTTCTGCCACGGCAGCGTCAACGAGTGAAACAAACGCCGCGACTAGCGCGA